GTCGTTGTGTTTAAGGAAGATGCTTGCCAGATCAGCGAACCGATTTGGGCTGAGTATATGGCGCTGTTCAGGCGGGTTGTTCGCAATCTGGTAAAACAGCACACAGGCCGAAAAGATTCGATACGTGGCAAGTGCGTTCGGGCCAGCTTTGACGATGAATTCAGGGCAGAGCTTATCTTCGGTTAATGGTCGTTAACGAAGTATGCTCTCACCCTGATTTGGACTGAGACTTGAATTTATCTAAAATACCTTCGGCTGACTTAATAATTATATCTTTACCCCAAGCTTCAAGTTCTTCATCCCAACACTCATTTTGAATTATGGCTCGTGAAGCTTCTGTATATTTCACATCTCTAGGATCATCTTTATTTTCAAGTTGGCGGCGTTCAAAAATCCAAGTGCCAGGTGTTGGATAGTCAACACGAGCTACAAAGGTGGCTCTTCTGGGCTCATAAAACATTGCATGGATAGAGGCATGGTCTCCATAGATTGCAACATCTTTACCTCCAAAAGAATGATAATTCTGCCACTCTAAAATAGGAATTTCGCCGTATGATTTGGCTTTATTTGTGGTATATGGTGGGAATGATTTAGGAAAGCTCGATGCTGATGTAACAATTTCGATCGATTGGTCTTCTTGGCGCAAGGCATTTAATAGAGTTGTAGTTGAATTTAAAGATTTATTTTGATTTTCAGGGGTTATTTGACCGTTTTCAATAATGATTAGTAATTTTTCTATCGATGTAATTGCAGATGCAGCGTAAATAGCGGCTTGACACTCTCGTTTTGATCTCGGGTTTACTTTTAGTACTACTCGTCCAAAGCGAGATTCTAAGTCTTTTAATTGTGCAAGGAAGGCTCTGCGAGAACAATTAGGGGTAATTTGTGCTGCTGGAATGATATTGGGGTTAACGTTTGCTATTTGATCTAAGAACACTTGCCAGTTTTTAAAATTATTAGAATCTTCTAAAAGCGTGTCGTACTCTTCAACCCTGATAGGTTTGTCGTTTGCAATAGAGATTATTGCCGGTTCAAGAAAGGCTTTGTTCCACTTTTCAAATACTTTATCTGCTTGCTTAACTTGATGCGCTTTAGAAAGCTCAACAAATGGCAGTATTTTTTGTTTAGTGTTGCTTTTTAGTTCTGCAACACCTTGCATCTCTGCAAGGCGCGTTCTTATTGTGGGTACATATAGGTATTCATTGAAGTTCATAGCTTTCCTTAACTTAATCTAGTTGACGATGGTGAAAGAGCTTAAATACTGCCACAGGTTTATTTTTGTTAACAGTGTTTGGTGTTTTGGTGCTGTTTGTTTTTTTGAAGTTAATGATGATGATCATGTTTTTATGAGTTTTATAGGTCTTATACTTTTTTCTTTATTTGTTTTCTTACTTACTATTTGAGCTGCGTGTGATTAATGAAGCTTTGAGTGCGGCGGGAGTCGTAACACGTTTCCAAAGCTGCGGGTGGAGTAGATTGTCTTAATGGGTGTAGAAGTAGGGTCAATGCTTCGCATGAATTAGGTCATTTGGTATTGCACAAATTTGTGACAGGTTCTGAACACAATAAGCATCATGTAGAAATTGAACGGCGGGCGCACTTATTTTGCAGGCGCTTTTTTAATGAAAAGCTAAGGACAGTGCAATGCATACGATCACTGTTTTTATACATGCTAATACATTCATAGAATGAAACCTTTCTTTTGATCGGTTTGAAGAAATGGTTTCCTTACTAACAAAAGATAAAGACTATAAACTACGTTTGCGGCTTACCGATGGGTCCACTCCGTGGGTTCAAAATGAGCTTTATACAAGGGTATGTGGTACAAATGGTGTCAGTATTGAAGAAGTAAATAAAATTCTTGAAGAAGCCGCCAAAAGCATGGAGGCTAACGGTTATCCGCTTACACAGGAAAGTTAACCTCTCTTGGTTTATAGGTATCTTTTAAACTTGATAAAATGTTAAGTTTTTGTATAATTAAGTAACGCTAGACATGTTTTTATGTCGCGTTAAGTGCTTTACAACAGCACTATATTACATTTTATTTTGATTATTAAGGAAATACACATGAAAGGAAGTTCAGTGACTCCAGCTTATAAAGCGCCACACAGAAGTAGAAGTAATAAATTGATACTTAGCACGGTTACAGCGTTTGTAGCGGTAGCTGGTATTGCAATGGCAAGTGTGGAGACTGAGCAAGGTGCAGTAGTAGAAGCGCAAAGCTTGCATGCACGAAATGGTGGCCCATCTATACCACCTGATAAGCCTAGTGACTCGAAGTCTTTTCTCGAGATACTTAAAGGCTTGATGTCGCCAGCTAAGACGGCATAAAAGAAAAAGGGCTAATTCATAGCCCTTTTTTTAATTGTAAGCATTCATAAATTTTAACAGGGTAAACCAGCTTTTAGCTTTTTATGAGTGACAGGATCTGCTTTAAATGTTTCACAGCCACCAAGTTCATCTACCAATTTTTTTAGGTCGCCTTGATACTTATGATTTCCTTGAGATACACTTAAGGTGTAAGAAGCTAAAAAAATCCAGCTGATCTGGTAGTCAACTTGATATTTAGCAAACTTCTCTAAATCTTTCTTTGTAAGTTTCTCTGAAGTACTCAACTTTTTTGCCTTGGTTGCAGTTTGAACCGCAAGTTCTATTGATTCATCATCTCCATACATGTCGTAGAGAATGTTGTATAATCTCGCAAGGTCCATATGCCAGTATACTTGAGTACCCATGGAGAGCTTGTCTATTTTTAGAGATGAGAATCTATCGAATACTCCATTGATGGTTACAAATATATATTGAACATCTTTTCTTGCTCGTTGTTCTAGGCTTTCTAAGTTGTTCCAATGATTTAGAATTATTTTGACTTGTTGCTGAGTTGCATCATATTTATCATACTGGACCCATGATTCTGAGCCTGTTAAGCGATCAAACTCGGACTTTATTTCTGACTTGTAAGTAAAGAATATAACCCCACATAATAAGCCTCCTGCTATGATTGCTATCAGCCACTTAGAACTATATATTTTAAAAGTAACACCTAAAATTGTAAATTCCGCAATTAGAGGTTGTTGGTTCTGCTGGTTCTTTTGGTCCTGTTGGTTCTGTTGGTTCTGTTGGTTCTTTTGGTCCTGCTGGTTCTGTTGGTCCTGTCTAGCCATTGACACCTCTGCTTACAATTACAATGCATTTCGATACTACATTATTTGTTACAAATTACAAAAGTGTTTCATTAATGTTTCGTTTTATTTTTTATTCATTAAATTAATGGGTTGCGTAATTTTTGAGTTAGCACTTAATTCTGGGGATATCTGGCCAGCGGGTAGTGTAGCGAGGCGATAAAAAATCGCGCTTCATTACCCAATCGTTATTTTGAACTTCGCTACCTAGTCTTGCTGCCGTGATGCCATATCGTTTGTTAATGTCGTCTATTGTTTTCATTAGTTCAGGGTTGTCTTGCGAGGCGTTGAACATGTCTGCTTGCTGGAAATTGTCGTCTTCTAGCTCTATTGCACCAATGCCTGATTTGTAATATCTAACACCCGGTTTAAATAACTCTCTGAACACCTGTTCAACGGCGTTGGCAAATACCATGCTATCGGCGGATGCAATAGGCAGCGCTTGAATAAATGACTTTTTAAAGTAACCATCTTCATGTGGGGAAGAATGTGCGAAAACGATAATGCGCTTTGCCAGCGATTGTTGTTGGCGCAACTTTTTGGTTACTACTGAGCAGTGTGTGATTAATGAAGCTTTGAGTGCAGCGGGAGCCGTAACACGTTCACCAAAGCTGCGGGTGCTGTAAATTTCTTTTTTGCGTTGTTTTACTTCATCCCACGATAGGCATGTGTTGCCGTTTAGCTCTTCAATTGTGCGCTCTAGCACTACACTAAACTGTTTGCGCATGTGCTTTGGGCTTTGCTTTGCTAAGTCTAACGCTGTTTCAATCCCCATCATTGAGAGCTTTTTAGATAAACGTTTACCTATACCCCAAACGTCACCTGTAGCCATACGTGAAAGTATTGTTTTGCGGGATTGATCGTCGTTAATTACGGCTACTCCTGTAGCGCCTGTAAATTTTTTTGCGGCATGGTTTGCGGCTTTTGCTAATGTGGGAGTTGGGCCAAAACCTACACCAACGGGTAACTTTGTGCTTTGCCAAACTGTTCGACGTATGAGTTGGCCATAATCGTACCAGTTATTTACGATTGAGCTGTAACCATCGAATTTAAGGAATGCTTCATCTATTGAGTATACGTAGTGCTGGTCGCAGAACTGTCCAATCACGGCCATCATCTTGTCTGATAGATCGGCATATAGCTCGTAATTAGAAGAGCGAATGATCACACCATTTTGCTCTAGTATTTGCCTTAATTTGAAGTAGGGCTCAAATTTTGGAATGCCAAGGGCTCTTGCTTCTGGTGATGCAGCAACAATGCAACCATCGTTATTTGAAAGCACGACGATAGGCTTTTTACGAATTGTTGGATCAAATACCTTTTCGGCCGAGGCATAAAATGAGGTAGCATCAACTAGCGCATACATTTGGCAAGTTCTACGTTTTTCTTAAAGAGTCTAACGGTGCTGATCACAACACCTTCAAGTTGGAATGTATCTGCTTCCGATATTGCTACCGGCGCATAAATACGCGAGGCTGATAACAGCCTTCTGTTAGTTATATCTATAATCTTACATACAAATTCATTGTTATAATTTGCAACAATCACATCGTATTGTTTTGGTGAAATCGAGCGGTCGACAATTAGAATGTCACCGTCGAATATACCAACACCTTGCATTGATTCACCTGATGCTAGGCCTATAAATGTTGCGTTTGGATTGTTGATAATGAGCTGATCAAGTGAAAGCCCCAGCTCTTTGTATTCAGAAGCTGGGGACTCAAATCCAACAATACCTGCTTGCGCTTTAATAGGAATAACTTTCATACACGATAAATTATACTGTACATAAATACAGTATAATTGCGATTTATTGGATGTGCAATGTTGGAGCTATTGAACTTTTACATCAAGCATGGTTAATGGCTTGGACTCTCTCGGTAATCATGTTACTTAAGTTTATTGCTCTTTGTTGTTAACAAAAACCATATATTTAGGCATATGTGAACGGACTATTATTTTTCCCTTAGGTGACTTCGCAGCTCGACCCACGACAAGAAAGCGTGAACCTTGGAATCTCTCAAGTGATTCTAGCGAATAAGCGTTCATGACGCCTTGTTTAAGGGAGTTATCGAGGAGTAAGCTGGGCTCTTTCCTAGAACCATAATTAAGCCAAACACTGCCATCATCATTTTCAGTGTAGTTATTTATTTCACCCCAGATAAGTTGAAGTTTTTGTAGTTTATCGTCAGGCACGTTAGGAATGTGAATTAAGTTCTCCCCTATTAGGCCTGACAGTATGGGGCGCCCCGAGTTAGCCACTATTTGAAAAGACTTACTTAAACCGTAATCAGGGTTTCTGATCAGGTAGCGCAATATTTGTTTTAATGAACGGTTATTGGGGTAGCCACTAGAATCAAAGTTTTTAACTTTGCTTTTAGGGGATGGATCCCATGTATGGTCTTCCCCTTCATGTTTATCAGCTGGGAGCGACTTTTCGATAGAACCATGCTTGGTTTTATCTAGGTCTATGACAATGTCGTTAGAAAGCACATCTTTGTCAGTATCGTTTTTTTCTTCTTCTTGGTCGTCCGTTTCAATAATTGAGGTTGCACGCTCACATCCTTCTTCGTGGTGGGCAGCAAAACAGGCTATGGTTTCAGTTGCACCAGCCAAAAAAGACTTTCTAAACCATGACTTTTTTTTACATTCAAAACACCGAATTAAACCTTTATATTTTTCAGGGTTTTTTTCATACGTTTTGGTAGAAACAATACTATTGTCTTCTTCAAATTCTACTTCTCTCACAGCCTAGTGTTCCTTTTACAGCATCCTTCTTATTACAGATGTTATTGTATTGGGTATAAAAAGTAAAAAATGAATTCATTGTATTGGCATTTTTGGGCTTTTCGTGTGTATACCAAGATAATTAGACATTTAGTGTCGTATTTGAGCTGTCGTTGGCGTTTATGATTCAATCTAATTACTACGAAACTATAACGATATGCGAATAACAGCTCTACTTTCAGAAAGTGCTATACGTGATCACTGTAAAGACTTAACAATTGCGGAAGTGAAGGACCGAAAAACTCCTTTGCTACTTCGTTATAAAGCCGACCGAACAGGTAGCTGGTTGTTAGAGCTAAACCGCGAAGGCAAAACTACCCGACCAAAAATAGGCGACTGGCCTTTGGTATCTGTAGCTGGCGCTAAAAAACAACTTGAAGGTTTACTTTTAGCTGTCGCACAAAATGAAACCGCTAAATTAACCGCGTTTTTTAATATTGCGGAGCTAAGTCAGTGGTACATCGAGCGTGAGCAGCGCAATGCTTCAATCTCAAAGAAATATAAAACTACATCCTTGTCTTTGGTTACAAAACATATATTGCCCCGCCTTGGCGCTTTTAGCGTCGGGAAACTAGACAAGGGTCTTGTGGATGAGCACTTGGTTCAATCAATGATGGAGGAGGGTTACAAGCCCAGCACTATTCGCCAAGTGTATGCACAGCTAAAACGTATTTTGCAACAGGGTGCGGATAGTGCGGTGATTCAGTCTACGGCTTTAGCCGGTGTTCCATTCAAAAACTTTCATAAATCAAAAATAAAGCCTAAACCAAGTGCAATTAGGCCCTATCAATTGCGTGATGTCATTGAGCAAATAAAACAAGCAGATAGATTACCAAGGCTGTTTGCTTTGTGTTTGCTGTGCTTTGGTACGCGTAAAACTGAAACGAGCCTAATTGAGTATGGCTGGTTTGATACATCTGATAAGCCGCGCCTTATATTGCCAACCCAAGTTACTAAAACGGATGACGAGTTAGTAATTCCATGTTCTGAGTTTGTGATGCGAGAAGTTGCTTTGTTTCGCAAAGCACAGGGGAGTAATTGCCGTTATTTGTTTGCAAATGCCCGAGGTGAACCAGTTGGTGAATCAACCACCGACAATTGGGTTAAATCGGTTAGTGGTGGAAAGTGGTCAGCTCATGACTTAAGAAAGTTGGCAACTGATTGCTGGATAGAAGCTGGAGTGGATTATTTAGTCGTGCAGCGTTTATTAAACCACGCATTACGAGGCGTAGATCAGGCGTATATGCACTCACATCTTGAGAGCCGAAAACGTGAGGCTTTGGAGCAATGGCACAACAAGATTGAGCGCCTAATAAACTCCGACACAATCCCGACACGGAATAATTTTGATAAGTGGTTGTAAGCCAGAGAGTTAAAGGGCTTGCGTTAATAAAAAGTGTTTTACACAAAGGAAAATCCAAAAGGTATTTTAGATGGCATTGTCAGGTGGTGAATTACTTAGGTTAGGAAGGATCGCAAGGAAAATGTCACAAGAAGACGTTGTGTCGCTCTATGGTGGGATCAGCATTTCAACATACCGCCGTTGGGAAGGTGGCAAGACGTTAATACCATATGACGAGCTAAAAGCCATAATTGAGCAGGTGTTTAAACTTAGCTTTACTCATTTATTAGCAATGGATCTCCAGACCAATGAACAACTTAAAATCTCTGCGTAAAGAACTAAAGCAATGGGGCAGATACTGGGCGGCGAAAGAGGCCACTCAGGGGTATGGTAGTAAGTCAAATTTAGAGCGCGTTAAAGAGTGCTGTGAATTGGGTGGGTACTTTAGCTCTGATGCGCACTTGTTCAGCCATGGTAGTAGTGGTATTGATGAACCCCCTCATATCAAGGCACTAACAGCCAAAATTGAACAGTTAAGTGAGAATTGCAGATTGGCTATTGTTGGTAGGTATTTGAAGCAATTCAAAGACCCTGAATTGAAAGCTTGGGCCAACTTTCCAGAGGTTCGAAGCGTTCAGTTTTGGCTTATAAGGGCTGAAAACGCGCTTTTATAAAAGCGCCGCATTTTACTTCTCCCTTAAAAACGCAATAAACTCACTCAGGTAGTGAAAGTTTTAAATAATAAAAACTCTTGTTTGATAACCCGCTTAATTGCGGGTTTTTTTGTTTCCATAGCCATCCAATTCAGTATTATGTATCCATGGGTGAAGGCGGCGCAGTTAGGGAGAAGAGGTTAGTGGTAATGGCAGATGAAAAAGATCCAGTAACGGTGCTTGAAGGTGATGCAGCAATACTGTTGTGGTTAGCGGGTAGAAAAGCTTGGAATATATGGATGGAAGAACATCCAAAAGCTAGTGTTAACTTTGAAGGCGTTGACTTTAGCTATCGAGTATTAGAAAAGCGATTTCCTGATAATGAGAATCTTAAGAGGCTTATAGAAGACCAAAAAGATAGAGAGGTTATAAGCTTTTTTGGGTATAAATTTAGCGGTAATGCTATTTTTAGTAGTGCAAAATTCAGATGCTCAGCAGACTTTAGAGAAGCAATATTTAGCGGTGGTGCGAACTTTATGTTAGCAAAATTCAGTGATATAGCGAACTTTATGAATGCAACATTCAGTGGTAATGCAATCTTTGATAAGGCTGTGTTTAGCGTGGGAGCGGACTTTATAGACTCAAAATTCAACAAAACTATGAGCTTTTTTAAAATAAGCTACGGCAAGTATTTTCGTTTTGCTAGTGTAGATTTTAATTCTAAATCAAGGTTTGAGCCCGAACATGCCGATTCAATAGAGATGCTTAGCTTCAAGGGGACTTCATTTGAAAGACCCTTTTCTTTAAAGGGGGACTTCAACTGCATACCAGATCTAAGACAAACCAAAACGAGTCATCATGTGGATTTGAGCAAGCTGACAGTTAAGTTAAAACGAGATCGCAAAAATTATGCAATATTGAAAAAGGCTCAGGACAAAGAAGATGCAGAGCGCTTGTGCAGATTAAAAGAAATAGCAGAGTCTAATAAAAACCATGAACGAGCTTTAGCTTTCCATGCTGATGAAATGAGAGCAAAGCGCTGGATTAAACTAAATTGGTTGCAGTCTATTTTAGATAGCCTCTACTCTTTTACCAGTAATTATGGACAAAGTATACTAAGGCCTTTTGTGTTGCTGATGCTTTTTATTTTTATGTTTGCTCAGTGGACTATTAGTTTTCGCGAAGCTGATAGTGACTCAGACTTTAGAGATGCACTTACTGTATCAATAGCAACAGTCACTCCGTTTATTTCTTTGTCAAAAGGTGCAAGAGATAGAGGACTCGAGAGGATATTTGGTGAAGATATTCCTAAGGACTATGATCTTATTAGTTATGTGTATGCATTTGCGTCATATACGTTTATTTTTCTTATCGGTCTTGGCTTGAGAAATCGATTTAGAATTTAAAAACCATCAGAATTATAAGCAACCATGAAGAAAGGCGAAAGCTTTCGAGTCAGTATGCCATATTTGAACGGTAAGTGTTCAGATTTGAGCTTTATTTCCCCCTTAAAAATGCCATAATTTCACTATGCTTGCGAGAGCTTCGTAAACAAAAACCTTGTCTAAATAACCCGCCTGTTGAGCGGGTTTTTTGTAGGTGAAATATGCAAGATGTTAGATGTACTTGCGGTAAATTGCTTTGTCGTTTAATCGGCAAGGTGCAAATTAAATGCCCCCGTTGTAAAGAGATAATCAATACAGAACGCCAAGAGCGTCACAAAGAAAAGGTGACGCATGACAAAAGTATCAATAATTAATGGTGACTGTGTAGAAGAAAGTAAGAACATCCCAGACAACTTAGTCGATTTAGTTTTAACAGATCCACCATATTTGATAGGCGCTAGCAGTATAGGTAAGCCATCAAGGACTGGCTCTTGGGCTGATTGGATGAACGTAGCTCATTTTTATAAGTCTTGGTTTGAGCAAGCAAAGCGCATATTAAAAGATACGGGCTATCTAGTCTCTTTCTGTAATTGGCGTTCAATGCCTGTGATAACAAAAGCGCTAGCTGACATAGGCTTATCCATTACCTCTGTTCTGGTATGGGATAAACAATGTTTAGGTACTGGGCCAAAGAAAGCACTTAGACCACGTTATGAGCTGGTTGTATTTGTCGGTATGAAAGATGCCGAGATACCAAACCGTTCGCTTTCTGATATATGGGAATGTAAGAAGGTCGCACCGCAAAACAGGGTGACGGGCCATCCAGCAGAGAAGCCAGTACAACTATTTGAAAAGCTGATATGCGAAACCACCCAAGAGGGAAGTCTTGTTGTTGATTTCTTCACAGGCAGTGGAACAGCGGGGGTAGCTTGTCAAAATACAGGGCGTAGCTTTATCGGCTACGAACTAGATCCTAAGTGGCATCAGGCAGCACTTAAAAGAATAAACCGTTAGCAATCCAATAAGGCAAATACATTATGACCATGTTATCAATTGAACAACTAAAAGTGCATGAAGGGTTTAGTCCCACGATTTACAAATGTACTGAAGGAAAACTCACATTTGGATATGGTTTTAATGTAGAAGCTGGAATAACAGAAGATGAAGCAGAGCTATTACTGGTTCATCGAGTTGAACAAGTCGAATCAAGGCTTAAGCAATCATTCTCCTGGTACACGAAACTAAACGAGCCACGGAAGGCCGTTTTACTCAACATGGCTTATCAATTGGGCTTTAATGGCCTATTGAAGTTCAGTAAGACATTGGCACTTGTGAAAATGGGTGATTACGACCAAGCATCAGAGGAAATGCTAAACAGTTTATGGGCTAGGCAAACACCAATCCGAGCGCAGCAACTTGCAATCCAAATGAGCACTGGAGATTGGTAGTAAAATTTTTTAAAAAACTTAGTTAACCGAGAAATTCAACACCTTTAAATTCCTAATTAATTTAATAAAAATTAGGAGTTTAAAACATGTCTAATGATAATTTAAATCAAAAAAATGGACCTCAAAAAAGTGATGAGCTTGAGAAGTACAAAGCAAAAACCGAGCGAATAAAAGCATACGCACAAATAATCACGCAGATAGTTAAAACGATAGGTTTAATTCTATTCATTTAGTCGGAGGTATGACATGAGCTGGATTCGTGACTTGTTTACATCTAAAGCAGTTGGCCCAATTGATGCGGTGGGCAGTATTCTTGATGAGCTAATTACGAGTGAAGAGGAAGTGCTAAACCATGAGCTGTTAAAAGCTCGGCTAGTTTCAAAATCTCGTGAAGTACAGGCGCATATCAATGCTGTAAGCGCATCACATAGAAGTGTGTTTGTCGCAGGAGCTAGGCCATTCCTAATGTGGGTATGTGGCTTAGGCTTTCTGTTTGCATTTGTAATTAACCCATTACTGCAATGGCTATGGCCAGAAGCAGGCGCACCAGAGTTACCACTGGATGTAATGCTTGAGTTAACACTGGGTATGTTAGGGCTAGCTAGCCTAAGAACAGTAGAAAAGATTAAAGGAGTTACCAAGTGAGCCAATCAGAGCAATGGCATATGAAAAAGGAGATCAATGTAGCTCATATAATTACCACTGTGGCTCTTGTTGTATCAGGATTATGGGTGCTATCTGATATGGACAAACGTATAGCTGTAAATACTCAATCAATATCCCATGTCCAAGCTCAACGTGTTGAAGATCAAAAGCGGATTGAAAAGAGATTGGATTCAATTGACAAAAAACTAGACGAACTCCTGAAGTCTAAGTGACTGAAAATAAAAGGGTCCTTTCTGGGTGTACCCCTAAGTAATGCGGGTAGAAAACACGCGGGGTGTCTCGCGTTTTTAAAAAATGCCGTTTTTGGGCTTTTCCGTTTCCGCTTTCTCAAGCCTATTTTTAACCTATTTCACACCTAAAAAAAGGTTGTTTTTCTATGGCAACACAGCGTGAAGTTGCAGCCTATTTTAATGTAAATGAGCGCACTATTAGAAATTGGCAAAAAATCCCCGGATTCCCCGCCAGCAAAGGGCGAAGCGGTTATTGCTATCAATCAATATCTAGGTGGTTGGTAGCCTGTTCGTCATTAAACCGAGATGGGTCAATTACCTCTACGACGTCAGATCTTGGAAGTGATGAAAAGGCGTTAGAAATAGCGGAAAAGAAGATCAAGATTCGTAAAGGTGAAATGGACATAGCGCACAAGGAATTTGACCTTGAAGTTAAAGAAAAACGTTTTGCGCCAATAGAGCTGATCACAAGAACGCTTGAGCTGGTCAGTGTAGCGATGGCGTCAAATCTTGAGGCGCTTTTACCAAGGCTAAAAATGGCATGGCCCGACATGCCCCCTGAAGCCATTGAAGTCATTCAAAAGATTATTGCTGTTAGCAAAAATGAGGTAGCACACATTGAACCAGATCTCTCTAGCTACGAAGCAAGCGATCTGGTTAGCAGTGAGGAGGGGGCTGAGTCCACTTAAAACTCAGATACCACAAACGGCGGTTGAGTGGTGTGATGAACACTTTTTCTTACCAGAGGGATCAAGTCAAATTCCCGGACGCTGGACAACGCAACCAGTACAAAAAGCCATTTTAAACATGATGGGTAATGATGCGATAAACATTATTACTGTTCAAAAACCAACTCGATTTGGTTACACAAAAATGTTGTGTGGCGCTTTATGGTATCTAGGTGTTCATAAAAAACGAAGTTCGGTGGTTTACCAACCAAACGATCAGCTAGCAAAAGATTTTGTACTCAATGAAATGGACCCATTATTGCCAGTGGTTCCAGCTATACAGAGCGCCTTTCCTGATTGGTCACTAAACAACGAAAACAACACTAAAAAGAAAAAAATCTGCACAGGTTTCTCAATCGATGTAAGAGGCGCTGAAAGTCCGAACAATTTTAGAGCCATGACAAAGCAGGTTGTGGTCGGTGATGAAATCGGTGCATTTTCAATTAATGGCGGTGAAGGTGACAACCTCAAAGTCCTGCTAAAACGGATACAGGGCGCGGCCTTTGGTAAGGCAATTTTTGGCTCTACCGTTGTTTTCTCTGGTGATGTTATCGAGCGCCTAATGCTCGAAGCTGACGCCGTATTTAAATTTCATGTTCCATGCCCACATTGCGGCACGCTTCAATCACTTGAGTGGGGTGACAAAGACTCTCCGTTCGGTATGAAGTGGGAGCAAGGTTTAATAGGTGGCGAAGCAAAAGCCGCTAGTGCTTATTACCTATGCAAAAATGGAAAGTGCCAAGAGTCAGAAAAGCGAGGCAAAATTGAGTATCGCCATTTGCCACGCATGGAAAGTACGGGGCGGTGGATCTGTGAAAAAACCTCAATATGGACCGAGGATGGGTTAGCGTTCTTCAATGAAGCTGGCATCAAAGTTAAAGCCCCTCGGCGTGTGGGTATCAAATGTTCCGCGCTTTATTCACTCAACCTAACGGAAGGGTGGGCGGAAATAGTACGCGAATGGTTAGACATAAAAGGTGATCCAGACAAACTACAGGCGTTTATTAACTTAACACTAGGTCTTCATTTTGACCCGGTAAACACAAAGCGCCTTGACCATGAGGTATTGCTACAGCGCCGAGAAAAATACAAGGCTCAAGTCCCTAATGATGTGGTTTATCTTACCTGCGGCGGCGATACACAGGACAATCGAATGGAGGGATACGTTTGGGGATTCACTGCAGATAATCGCAAATACTTAATTGATAGATTTATTTGTATGGGCGATCCGCGAGATTCTGAGGTCGAGGATGCTGTAGTTGAGTTCTGTGATAGGCGATATCAACGTGAAGATGGTGAATCGTTAAATATATCAAGAGTTTGCTGGGATTTGGCAGGCCACAGGGCTGAAATAGTATACAAGCTATCAAAGCGGATTGGCTTACTCCGATTTATACCGTGTCGTGGTGCGAGCAGTTACGGGCAACCAGTGCAAACCATGCCGATGCAAGTAAACAAAAAGACGGGAACCTACATTGTGCAGGTGGGTACTGATACCGCCAAAGACATTTTTTATGCAGATATCGAAGTTCCACTTTACGAGCAGCGAGCAATTCATCTACCCGAAGATGACAGAATTTGTAATGAGGAGGTATGCAAGCAGCTTGTATCTGAAATACGGAAACCAAAAAAGACAAAGCAGGGTGTGATCTTTGTTTATGACAATGAAGGACGTCGGAATGAGGCGCTAGATTGTTTTAACTATGCGCTAGCAGCACTACAAGTATCCATCGAAAAATTTTCACTCGATCTTTCCATTTATAAAACCGAAAAAAGTGTCCAGCAAGCGGCGGCAGCCTCTTTTGCTGAGCTGGGGAAAAAGTTAGGTGCGCAATGATTACAGACGAACTAAAACAACAGCTTTCAGAAGCAAAGCAGGCTTATCACGATTTAATGACGGGACAGGCTGTTGTGTCGTTTTCAAGAAATGGGCGTGTTACACAGTTTTCACAAGTTAATAAATCTGACTTAAAAGCCTATATCGATGAGTTAGAAATATTAATTAATGGCGTTTCAACTAGACGCCGTGGTGCAATGGGTTTTTGTTTATGAGTGATTTATTAGCGCCTGATGGAATGACGCCTTTATCTGAATACTGTTCAAGCTACACAGGTGGTGGAACTGGGTTTGGAGGGCAGCTAAGAAACTGGACCCCACCGAGCCGAACAGCTGACGCTGCGCTTTTACCTTCTCTTGAGATGGGTAATGCACGAGCTGATGATTTGGTCAGAAATAATGCCATTGCACACGGTGGCGTTCAAATGCACATTGATAATGTGGTGGGAAGCCTTTTCCGCCCAAGTTATCGTTTAAATTACAAGTTACTGGGCATGGAAGAAAGTGGTGCTCGGGCCTTTATGAAAGAAGCTGAGCAAGCATTTATCGAGTATGCCGAGTCGCCTTATTGCTATATTGACGCTGAACGTAAACGCACGTTTACCATGTTAGTTAGAGCCGTAGCAGCAGCCCATTGTCATCACGGTGAAGGAATGGCGGTGAGCGAATGGATCTCGCGCCCCTCTGCAATGTTTAAAACTGCGATTAAACTGCTTTCACCAAAACGTATATCGAACCCAAACGGAAAAATGAACAACAGCCGGCTCCGTGGTGGGGTTATGGTTGATCGTCATAACGCCGCGCTAGGGTATTGGGTTAAACAAGATGCATTTAACGAATATGGCGAGCTAGATAGATATAGTGGACGGTGGAAATTTGTAGCGCGGGAAAATCGATGGGGAAGATCTCAATTTATCCATGTATTTGAGCCTCTAGAGGCAGGGCAATCACGCGGAGCCAATCTACTACTTTCAATGATGGAGCAAATGCAGAGTTTGAGCCACCTGCAAAACACGACACTGCAAAATGCAATTATCAATGCAATGTATGCAGCTGTAATTGAGTCCGAGCTAGACTCAGAGCAAGCATTTCAACTTATCAGCGGCGGTAATGGCGCAGAACAAATGCAAAAGTGGATGACCTATATGGGCGAGTACCACAATGCTGCCAACATCCGCATGAATGGAGCGAAGATCCCTCACCTAGTACCTGGTGAAAAACTCAAGTTTACTCAGAGTCACAATGCGAATAACGGATTCACGGAATTAGAGTCGTCAATGCTTCGCTTTATTGCCTCTGGTTTTGGGATGAGTTACGAACAAATCGCGAGAGACTATTCAAAAGTAAATTATTCAAGCGCGCGAGCCAGCTTTAATGAGTCATTCCGCTACACGATGGGTAAACGAAAAACCATAGCCGCTCGATTTGCTTCTCTGGTCTTTGCTAATTGGCTCGAAGAAGCCTTGCACAGGCGAATACTTGTTCCACCAAAATCTCGCTTCAGTTTCTATGAACGAAAAGAAGCGTGGACGCGGTGTGAGTGGATTGGCGCCGGAAGGCTATCTATTGATGGTCTGAAAGAAGTGAAAGAAGCGATCTTACGAATTGAATCAGGGTTGTCCACTTATGAGAAAGAGCTTGCACTGATGGGTGAAGACTATCAAGAAGTCTTCGAGCAGCAAGCCAGAGAAATCCAAGAACGAAAAGCAAAAGGGTTACCGCCGCCTAGCTGGATGCAGGTAATGGCTTTTGATCCATCTAATGATAGCGGAGAACAACAGAGTGCAGCATGACAATTCCTATTTACATATTCTTAGTCGGACATGTAACCAACCTCAATTATTAGAGCCTAACTACGCTGCTACATTTTTTGGCTCACTCTCATTGCGTGCAGGAGTCAATCAGCTAATCGATGTAAACGGCAACGAGCTAAAAGAGCAGCAGTTGATTGAGCTGTCATCTTCTTTCAGCTCGCCGAGAGAGCGTGACCGTCCCTATCAGGTCGTCAATGGTTTAGCCATACTTCCTGTGTCAGGCACGTTGTTGCACAAATATGGTTACATCAAACCAGTGTCAGGCGCGACGGGTTACGATGGTATATCTGCCCGATTGAATGACGCAATTGCTGATCCGAATATCAAAGCCATCATGTTAGATATTGATTCTCCGGGCGGGGAAGGCGCAGGCTGTTTTGACTGTGCAAACCAGATTAAAAAACTGCGTGAAGTGAAGCCCATTTATGCACTGTGCTATGACACCATGTGCAGCGCAGCAATGGCACTTGCTTCGGCCTGTACTGAACGATGGATAACGCAATCAGGTCGTGCGGGTTCCGTTGGTGTAGTAGTGGCTCATAGCTCAATTGAAAACAAACTCAAAGAGGAAGGGGTGGAAATTACGCTTATTCACTCCGGCGATCACAAAATTGATGGTAACCCCTACAGTAAATTACCCCCTGAAATCAGAGAAAGTATTCAATCTCGCCTAGACAAAACCCGCGATGAGTTTGCTGAGCTAGTTGCTAGCGGAATTGGCATGAGTAAATCAGCGGTTTTAGACACGCAGGCACAGGTTTACACAGGTCAGGCAGCTATTGATGTCGGCTTTGCAAATAAACTCGTTAATGGACATGAAGCTGTTCCTATATTGCTTGATGTCATTAAATCAAACAACTCAATTGGAGTAAGCATGTCAGAAAAGCAAGAAAATCCAACACCTTCAGAAAAGCCAAACAAGGCGCAGTTAACGCAGGCTGATATTGATGCTGCAAAGCTTGAAGGAGCCACGCTAGAGCGCCAACGAATAGGTGAAATTCTCAATAGTGAACACGCTCACGGTCGGCAAAAATTAGCAATGCACTTGGCATTATCCAGCGCCATGAGTCCCACTGAGTCTGTCGCAATGTTGCAGGTATCTCCCAAAGCTGAGCCTGAATCGAAAAGTGATAATTTATCCTCTGCACTCGATGCAGCAATGGAAAGCGAACCTCAGCCAGATTTAGAGACTTCGGGAGATGTAGAAGAGATCTCAGACTACGAGAGAGAAGAACAAGCACTTCTAAGCGCCCACGATCAAGTATTTGGCAACTAAGCAAGGTAAAACGATGGAAACTTTAGAATTTGAACAACTAACCGCTGGTGATAGACCACTAACACAAAACACTGGGGCGTTTGCAGCCAGCCAAACATTGACAGCGCGATCCCCTGTTGGTCGGATCACAGCAACGGGAGAGCTTAAAAAATGGGACCCCGCTGCTAATGACGGCTCAGAACGGGCCCTGTTTCTCACGGTTGGGGTGGTCGATACCGCGACGGGAGCTAAAAGCGCCCCCTATTTCGATGGCGGGCACTTCAATGAAGCAATCATCTCTTGGCCTGAAGGGATAACAGCCGCACAAAAGCTCGCGGCTTTTGATGGTACACCTATCGCAATCGGTAACGTATTAAGTTAAGGAACATAAATGGCAGATCAAACTTTCACACCACGAGCGCTCTATGGCGTAGTACAGAAAAAGAAAGCGAAGGTATCTTCGCTTTTTTTATCCCTGTTCTTCCCTCACATGTACACCTTTGAAACAGAAGAAGTGGACATGGACAAGGTAGAGGAGGCCGTTAACTCAGCGGTTTTTGTGGCTCCTGAAGTTAATGGGAAGGTGATTAAAACCCGTGGACACACCACAACTAAGATCACCCCCGCATCACTCAAACCTAAGCACGATGTAGACGTAAAGAAAACCTTAAAACGACGTCCTGGTGAGTCATTCACTGGGGATTTAAGCTTAACTCAGCGCCGAAGTGCCATTATCACTCAAAATCTGATTGATGAAGAAAAAGCCATTGAACAAACCGAGGAGTGGATGGCCGTTCGCGCTGTCGTTGATGGCAACTACACCTGTGAAGGCGAGGGGCTACCGGAGCCAATTAACGTCAATTTTAACCGCAGTGTTGATAACCAAATTTCTCTATCCGGTGCAGCCTCTTGGGTAAACAAAGACCGGGCAACTTATGACCCTCAACGAGACATTGAGCAGTATGCCACCGCTTCAGAGCATGGAATAAACATCCTAATTACAGACCAAAAAGGCTGGGCGTTATTACTTGAGTTCGACAAGGTTAGAGAAAAGCTGGAAACCCGTCGCGGCTCAAATTCACAGCTGGAAACTGCGCTGAAAGATTTGGGTAAAGATGTCTCCTATAAAGGTTATTTGGGCGATGTTTTGGTGGTGGTTTATACCGGGTATCGGTTGGTTAATGGAGTAAAAGAGAACTACCTAGACGACCATACATACATTCTCGGCCACACTGCAATTGAACTGGCTCGAATGTATGGTGCAATTTTGGATGACGACGCAATTGAAGCTGGGATGCATGAAACGGATCGATTCCAGAAGGTGTACAAGGAAACTGGGGACGTCGCAAAAACATATACTGTAACTAAGTCAGCACCTCTAATGGCAAACACAGACCCGGATGGGTTTGTAGTTATCAAATTAATCTAACAAATGGCCGCGAAATGCGGCCATATTTTTGCGAGGGTTTATGAGCGCTAATATAGAAAATCTAACACAAGAAATAACTGAGCTTTCATTAAAGCTAGGTGTAGAAGTCACTCCTGAGAAAACAGAGGCAAAGCTTAGAAAGCAAATCGAAGAACTCCAAAGTAGATTAGTCGATGTTGATGGCATACAGCAAACTGAAAAGCTAGCTACATCGACGTTCGTAAAAGTCATTAGTGATTTACACGGAAAAGTGATAGCACAGCTAACTGAAGATGAGAGTACAAAGTTTGTTATTTTGCCAGGCATAAACAAGTTGACTGAAGTACAGGCAGAAGAGGCGCTGAAAATCAAAGGAGTCAAGCGAGGTGAGACTGCTTAAATCCGCTTTGAACAAAAGCCTAGAAAGAGAGGAGAAGCTGGCAATGTGTTCGGGTGAGCAGGCTGAGTACGACGGCGCACCGATAGTGGTCGAACTAGATCAGCGATATCGAGATAAACCCGATCCATATAGTGGAGAAATCCGGGAACACATAACCGTGATTCGCTTTTTTCGTTCACAGTGTCGCCCTCAGCTACAAGAGCGATGCCTCGTTAATGACGTTGAGTTTTTGCTGACAGAGCTGTACTCACAAGACGAAATATCGACAACATTTGTAGTCAATCAATGCGATTAAGCAGCGAATTAGCGGAGCTACGTTACTCGAGCACCCGATCACTATTCAGCGCAATGTCGCAAAGTGGGCAGTTCGCTAAAAACGTACTGGTTGACGCAATATACGAGCGGTATTCATTTAAACACCGTGAATATATTGATCAGCGTCTAGCGGTTACAACCGATATCCAAATTCCTGAGCTAAGAGTATCTGCTCGGCATCGATTGAGCAGTGCATTGAACTTTGTTCAACAGCCAGTATACCGACAAAGTAAAACTATCTCAGGGAAACAAGTCTTGGCAGGCTACATGGGCGCATTCCTCAGAGGTAAAACGAGTCACTGGGGCGGTGCTTTTACCTTTGTGGGCAAAAATAACAATCTGCTATTGGGGTATCGAGACAAGGGGGATAAGGATAGGGGAATACCATCCGTTCCGTATGGCCCGAGCATCGCTGGTGCTATGGCAAATGTTCGTGACGGCAGTTACTCGAAGGTGATCGAACACATCAACAAGAGGTATGAAAAATTATATGGAGGCTAACGAACTTTTAGATAGGGCAAAAACTTTTTTTAGTCAGTACGCACCGACCGAAAGAGGCTTCTATGTTCCACATAAGCTGACAAAAGGCCAAGCAAAAAAAATCGTGGTTCAGCCTGTGGAACTACTTCCAACCAAAAAGCTGAAGCATTTAGATTTTATCGCGGTTTTGATTGTTAATAGCACCAGAGATTCTGTGCCGGAAATTACGCCCGATGAAGAATTAATCCAGTTGTCTGAAAGTATTTCTCAAGGGGTGTTGAATAGCAAAACCACAGTTAACAGCGCGGTGTCAGGCGCAGCTATTAACTTTGAAATGACAGAGAGTGTCAAGTTTGTCCCGCCAGAATCACACGATAGGTGTGCAAAAGCCATTTTTACATTGAAATTAACTTATAGCTAAGGAGTAACTCATGGCAGGTTTTTTACTGCGTGGTGAAGTATTTTTACAGCGAACAAACAACAAAGGCGTAGCTAAAGGTGGGTTATTTGGCCCAATTAACGCCGAGCAATTGACCATTGAACCAGATATGGAAGAGATTATTCGGCCATCCAAAAACAAAGCTACTTATGGAAAATCGCTCGGTAAGGTGCAAAGTGCTAATCCAACCAAAATATCAATGAAGTTTGACGAAGTAGATGCAGCGTTACTAGCGGACTCACTAGGTGCTGAAATTGGAGTGTTGAATCAGCAAGCCGCGAGTGTTTCGGGTGAACCGTACGACTTAAGAGCTGATGGAACTTGGACTTCACTGGGTGCAAAGCATATTACTTCCACAAATTGGAAAGTAATGAAAGCGACCACTGAACTTGTTGATGGGGTTGACTATGAAGTTAATTGGTCGGCCGGCCTAATTCGTCCTGTCAAAGGCGGAGCCATTGAATCAGGTGGAGTTGTAAATATCGACTTCCAAGCCCTAGCACTTGCAGGCAACCGGTTAAAAGGTGGTCAAGTTCAAGAAGTAAATTGGGCCATAACCATGACAGGCGAAAATGTTGATACTGGGGAGCCAATTCACTTGGAGATCCCGCTAGCTCAACTTTCTTCGAGCGGTGCATTAAACCTGGTGCAAAATGAATATTTATCACCTGAGTTTGAAGGCGTGGCGTCAATTGCAGCCGGTAAAGATTATGACTATCTACTAGATGTCATTACACCAGAATAAAAAACTACTAACTATGTAAAGCCCCAATATTGGGGCTTTTTTTATGGGTATTTCAAATGTCTTTTAAAAACAAAGTTGTTGAATTTATTATTAAAGGGCGAGATCTCTTATCTGCGCCAACCAAAACGGCGGAGAAGGAAGCATCAAAACTTGAAAAGACAATTGAAATCCTCAATGCAGAATTAGCACGCGACGAAGCTCAGAAACAATCAATACTACGTTATCAAGCGCTATCTAAATCCCTAGTTGAAAATCAAAAATCATATCAAGCAGCGTCTATAAAGGCAGCGGAACTCAGCCGAGCCAAAAAAGATGCCTCTCAGTCTTCAAAACGATTAGAAAAGTCACTATCAGACGCGGAACTAGCGTTAAAAAAACTAGAAGATGAGTTTGATAGTACTGGGAGAGCGAGTACTACGCTAAATCAATCAATACAGGAGCAGCGTACAGAAGTTGAGCGTGTTAGTAATGAATATAAAGACTCTATCCGAGTGCTTTCTGAGCACGATTTAGCCCTTAAAAATAGCCGTTCAGGGGTTAATAAGTTGGCGTCCTCATTAAATAAAGGACGTTCAGAGTTTGCTAAGTTAGAAAAGAAGCTAGCTTCGCAAAATGTAGATCTAATCAATTTGGGTGACGCTTATAAAAAGCTAGAAACAAAACAACTTGGAGCGACAAAGGCTCTTGACTCAGTTAGCCAAAAACTAAGCAAACAAAAAAGAACACTAGATAGCACCAGCCGCAGTGCTAAGGATTATAGTGGGAACATCTCACTGGCTACCAGTGATCTTATCTCAATGGCCGCTGCTTATATTGGACTAGATAAACTGACAGAAAGCCTAAGCAATGTATTCAGTGTTGGAAGTAAGTTTGAGCTGTTAGCTGTTCAAATGAATGGACTAATGGGCAGTATCGCTGGCGGAAGACAGGCAAGTCAGTGGATTAAAGAATTTACAAAAAGCACACCACTCCAACTTTCTGAAGTAAGCCAGGCGTTTGTCAAATTAAAAGCGTTCGGTCTTGATCCAATGGATGGGACGTTACAGTCGATAACGGATAGCGCACTAAAGTTGGGCGGTGGATTTCAAGAAGTTGAAGGGATTTCCTTAGCTTTAGGCCAAGCTTGGGCTAAGCAAAAATTACAAGGGGAAGAGATCTTACAGCTCGTTGAACGTGGTGTGCCAGTGTGGGATATGCTGCAAAATGTGACTGGGAAAAATGTTCAGGAACTGCAAAAGTTATCGAGTGCGGGGCAGTTGGGTCGCGATGTTATTAAGCAGCTTATTGATGAGATGGGGCGAACTAGTGCGGGTGCTGCAGCCGATCAAATGGCACTATTTAGCGGCCAGGTCTCTAATGCCAAAGACAATCTAGATCAATTTTATAATTTAATTGCGCAATCTGGTGCAATGGATTGGTTAAAGTCTCAGATAAATGATTTGAATAAATCATTTGCCCAAATGGCTTCTGATGGCAGCCTAAAACGATGGGCCAAATCGATTAGTGACACGATCGTTGCCACTGGTGAGTCAATAAAATCAGCAATATCCACTATCGTTGATTACAAAGAAGAAATTACATCGTTAATCAAAGTATGGTTGGCATTAAAGGTAGGCACATATTTTAGTAATGTTGTTTCTGGTGCTCGGGCTGCTATGACTTCGCTGGCAAGCTACGTCATATCTCTAAAAACCGTTAACCAGCAGACTGAAGCAACATCAAAATCGAGCGTCCGGTTAGGAAACATTCTTAAGTCAGTTGGTGCAATAAGCGCATATACAATTCTTATTGATCAACTAGCGAATTTATATTTTGAATACAAGAAGCTCATTCTTATTCAAAATGAAGTAAATAAAAGCAGAAGAGAAGCGGAGCTTTCTGCAGCTAAGTTGGCAGCAGAGTTTAAAAATATAAGCGAAAGCACCGGCATAGCTATTACCAATATGCAGTCTTTTGACAAAGCGCTTGCTGACGGCCTCATTGTGCTTAATGAGACAACCGGTTTGTATGAAGGTGTTGCAAAAAAGCTAGAAAGACTTGCTGAAACTACACGCATTGCCGCTGAAGAAGAGCGTAAGCGCCAAGAGTTGCTTAGGCTCACCGTACCTGAAGCGCTGCGTGTGATCGAAACATTAGAGCAACAGGCGCAAAATCTAAATGGCGTGCGCGCTGGTGTTGATGGTTTTATCCAATCCATAGAGTCGGCACGTACCGCGCTCGCTGGTGCTGGAGAAGAGTATAACCAACAGCTAGTGTTACTCGACTCATTAAAAGCGAAGTTTACAGCACACAGTGAATCGCTAGAGCGCCAAGCATATCTGACCAATGATGTAAGTAAAGCCTATAAAGAGCTGGGTATCACCAGTGCTGATGCACTGACTAAGACAGCCACAAAGCTGCAAGGTGCGTTTGAACTACTCCAACAAAGCAATGAGCCAGTTGCGATGCAACAAGCCGCCTTTTTGAAATGGGCGCAGGCTGCAATTGAAGCCGCCGGCGCCACAGACCAAACTGTGCCAGCATCGGTTCAGGCAGCTGCGGCCGCACTGGGTTTAACCGCAGAGCTGGATAAACTAGTTAACGCTGCGAATAAACTCAAGCCTGCCACAGACATTAATAGCGATGCAGTAAACCGCTTTGCTGCGGCTTTGGATAAAACCAAAGCTGCAATGGAAAATCACAAGAGAATACTTGATAGCTCCACTGCAAGCGCTGAGCAAAAGCGAAAGGCG